ACCTGTGGCATCAGAACCAGCTGACCATGTGTACACTTGGTATGCCACATCACCCATAACTCCGTCCCTGAGTTTTACTGCTTCAAATGCCATTTCACTTGCCTCCCTTAGGCTTTATGCCCACTGCTTCTTTTGCGGGTTTCAAAACCTTCTCATTAATGAGATCTGGGAATGCTTTTGCTGCCTCCTTTACGCGGGCTGCATGAAGCTCTTTTGCCTTATCCTTAAAACGTTCAGGCCACTTATTTTCAGGTATAACTTCAAATTCTCCTGGGTATTTATCCAGAATTTCTTCTGCGTGCTTGTCGTTCATAACAAGCTGCATTCCCTTGCAAGCTGGATTATAGAGGAAATTGTAAATTCCTCCATTGCTCACGTGGGCGTTGAAGTTGCCCTTTCTTTTGGTTTTCAGTACCTTTGCCATACACACTCACCTTTAGTTTAATTGAGAACTGACGGGTCTAAACGACCACGTCAAGATCTCTGGCTTTGCCCTGAATGTTGAACCTCTTGCACTCCAATTCCATTGCCGCATAAATTACGTGCTCGTTTCCGAGTTTTGCGTGCGCTGGAAATTCCCTTAGAGTAGTCCTTGCAATAATAGGCGCCTGAAGCGTCTTTATTCCAAGAATGGGTTCGTTGTACACCTTGTCATAACCTGTGTCAAGCAAGTACAGGTTTGAAATCACGGAGTTACCCGGAGCCACAACTTTGTCAGAGGGCGCTACATAAATGGGCCTTCCGTACAGTGTTGCCATCTCCATTCCGAAATTCGAACCCACAGCCTTTCCATCGCCTTCCACTTTCGTTCCGGCTGCAAATGGATTGTCGTGAGGCTGTGTGTACCTCATCTGGGACCCATACAAAGCAATGAGCTGTGCATAGGTATCCTCTCCTGTGTACCAGGTTTGGGTTTTCGGGTTTGCTCCTGCCGTAACCGTGTTCTCAACAACTGCCCTCACAATCTTATCTGAAAGATTATGTGCAGCATTCGAGTTATGGTTTACATACGCATCATAAACCGTTGCTCCTGCATCCCTGTCCTGTGAGTAAATGTCGGAATCGTTGGCGTTCACATCAGCGCAGTTGGTTACTTCTCCGTATGAAGAAACAACACGGTCAATCGATTCCACGTTGTTTCCTGCCACGGTTGTGACGTTCCCGTTTAGATCCGCATCAAACGCATATACGAAAGAGTTTTTCGCAAGCTCGAGTTCATGTGCCACATCAAAACCAACATCATCGTCAGTTTGTGCAAGCAGCCTTTCCCTTTCGGAATACTCGAGAGCGATTGCGTGCTCCTTGATTCCAACAGTAATCTGTTTCCTGGTGGGCATTACGCTGTCCGGAATTGCCCCGTTTTCAGCAACACCAATACCGCTTGCTATGTACCTTGTTTCTCCGGATCTGAAACCTCCGCGTTTGTATGCGAATTTCGGAAGCAGGTTAAACAATGTTGAACTGTTGTTCAGCTGTTCAAAAACAGATGCTCCGAAAACGGTGTTGAAAAATCCGCTTGTGGTTGAAAGAATTGGTGCATCTATCTTGGCCATGTCCCTAATTTCTTCTGGTCCCCTCGGGGTTCCCCCATAGTTTTCCGCTATGAGTTCTTCCATAAGGGCAAGATTTTCTCGTGTGGGTATCATATTTTTCACCTTACCTTTACTTCACTTTCCCCTTCACCAAATCAAGGGTGCTTAATGTGGTTTTTCCTCTCGCAATGTCTGCTGCGGGGTTTTCTGACCTTCCTGCTTTCCTCTGTGCCTTTTCCATAGCAAAGCCCTTGTCTTTTTTCTCTGCTGCATCGGGCCTTGGAGTTTTCGAAGTTTCCAGGGATTTATTCAGTTCCTCAACTGCGGCTGGTTTCTTCGGTTCTTCTGGCTTTGCTTCTGCGGGCTTTGCAGCTGGCGCGGGTTCGTCTTCCTTGCCCAGCGCCATATCTGCTCCCTCAGGAGTTTCCGGAGCTTTGAGTGCTTCTGCAATTGCTTCTTTTACAATTTCAGGAATACTCTCCTCCATCTTTGCCATGCGCTTTTCAAGCTGCACGTACTTGTCCTCTTCAGGCTCCGCAACTGGGGTTACGGGTTCCTGAGTACCAGGTTCCTGCTTTTTGGCATCTTCCGGATTTTCCGGAGGTACCACTGGGGTTTTTGGTTCTTCTTCTGCCATGTTCCCATCCTCCTTTGCGGAGCGTGATTTTTGTTCTGATTCTACTTCTTTGAGTTTAGTGTAATAATCTGAGCTTTCGTCCAGGTGGTCAAGTGCAATTTTAAGTGCGGTTCTTGGGTCTTTGGTGTGCTCCATTTCCACTCCAATCCCCATTTTCACTTGCTCCATATCGTATTCTTTTCCCACTTCCCCTCCTGCTTTTGCCATGGAAAGAACCATGTCATCTGCACCAGGGTTGGCTCCGGCTTCCACAATCGCAATCTCGCAGGTTTCAACCCATTCAACTTCTCCATTTGCATCTCTGCCCGCTTGCTGGCCACCCATGGAAGATTCTTTGTATTTTCCGGATTTCAAACCTTCCCAAGCTGCATCATCAGCCCTATAATCATCAAAAATTCTCCCCATGGTTCTTACTGCCGGAACCTTGTACTTGGGATGTATTCCTGGAAGCATGCCTATTACTTCCCCAACAATCTTGTTGGTGTGTGCAATCGTAATGGGTGCACGCCTCTTGAGTATAATTGGAATAATTTTCATCACTGCTTCAAAGGGAATTAGGTCGCCTTGTTTATCCTTAATTTCTGCCGTGCTCCAAACTGCAAACATGCGGTTTTTTTCATCAAGAACAATAACATCATCATAATTAAGAGGAGGTTTTTCCTGTGAGGGCACAACCCTCTATCAAGTGGAAACTTTAAAAACCTGACAGTTGCTCCTTCAAAGCGAACCGTATTTTTTCTTTGCTTTTGCCATTGCGGGGCGCAAAAAGGGTTTTGCTTTCATCCCATTTTCCTTTATCTTTTTGCTTACGAAATATGCCATTCTCTTTGCATCCTGGTCATTTAAACCCGCTTTTTTCTTCGCCCACTCAATCAGGTGTTTGTAATTCACATAGTGCGGGTCGGTTCCGTATTCAATGAAATCCGCATACGGGGCTTCGAACGTAAGGGTTTTCTCGAGCTTTCTGGTTTTATCAAGGGTTACTTTTCTAAAGAGGTTATTGGTGACTCCAATCGTATCGTTTCGCACAATGTTTTCACGGGCCTCGCTGAAAATGTAATCAATTATTTCGTTCATTAATTCATCCACTTCTTTTTCCAGGGCTTCTTGTAATTTGTGCTTATTCTGAGAGCTTATTTCCGTGTTGAGCTGCCCCATTAGTTAAACACCCTAACCATGGAATGCCGGCAACCAAAGTGAGGCTGCCATTCCCTTGGCATGTGCTTGTTTGGGTATGCCCTAATGGCTTCTTCCTTCACTATCTTTTTCAACTCAGCCATTGGTACTCCCTTAACAGTGCGCAGTTTTATTCTCTGGCATACTTCAGTGCTTCTTCCAGGCTGGAAACTTGGCCCCAACCATTTGTACAGGTTCTTGGCTTCCGGATCATTAACCTTAAACGCTCCTTCAAGCAAAGAGTTTCGTATTGCGTTTTCTTCGTTGCTCACTATCCGGGTTATTTCTTCTGGGGAAAGCTGCGGAGCTACTTTCGCAATTTCTCTTTTTGCAGAATTCCAATCTCCACGGTTTGCAATGTTCTGAATTAGCACGCTTCTTACTTGGTCCGATTCTATTTTGTTGAGCTTGTTGAAAGCCTTGCCATAAATCATTTCCTCAATTTTCTTTAGGTCGTCCATTTTAGGCTGGAATACCGGGGGTTTCTTTGCACTTTTCTTCATGTCATAGGCTTTGCCCATGTTCCTGAATCCACCAGGAAGCCCAGCCATTGCGGCCATCATGCCCTTAATCAATAGTTCCTCTTTTTTTTTATCTGTTTTGCCGAGGGGCTGGGGTGAACCTGCGGGAGCCAAAGGCTCGTCCACCCCAGGAACGTCCGGTACAGAGCCTGTGTGGGTGGGAGGTGAGCTGCTCTTTTCGTAATCGAACTCACCCTCGGCATTCATTTTAGCATCATATCCAATTAGCGCCATGCCTTGAGCATTTAATATTCTCTGTTGTTCAAGCTGCAAGTCTGCCATTTCATCTCGTTCTTCAGGCTGCCCAAGCTTTTGTGTCCAATCAGTAACATCCAATTGTTCCCGCATGAAATTCAGGAAAGCATTGTGGGGTTTCTGTGCTGATTCCATGCTTCGGTTGGTTATGGTTATTTCCAATCCTTCGTTATTCAAGCCTCCGCTTGTGCTTAGGTCATTTTGGAATATTGGGGAAACACCGAACGGAGCTCCGATTTTATTTGTCATTTCAGTGCGTGCTTCCATGTACTGCATTTCTTCCAGGGAGCGCGCAAAGTCAATGTATTTTGCTGGGTCGCCTGTTTCTTTTGCAGATGAAGGAGGAACAAAAAGCGGGTAAACCGAGTGCGGAT